TGACCTTTTTCTTCGAGCACAGACTGTAGCCGGAAGATGTCAGCGGTGTGGCCTTGGTGGTGACACTCTTTGGCAGCTGAGAGCATGACTCGATGACTATGCTCAAAGAACAAATCAGAGTCCCACCGGGCTGCGTCGAGAACTTCATAGTTTTGGATCAGGATCGACAACGCAGCTTTTTCGGCAGTCGGCGATTTTGGGACCGCGCTTTTCGGCTCTGGTATTTCGTTTCTTTTTAGCGTCGGCATTTTCGGTGTTGTTTTCTGGTCTGAAGGCTAGCCTCTCGCCGCAGGCGGGAGAGGCGTAGCCTATACTCGATAGAGTATATCTACTCTATCTAAGCCAGTGATGGTTAGTGTTGGGTTAGCGTTGGGTTATCGTTGGGTTTCAGTTGGGTTTTTTAGAGTTTAAAAGGCGAGCACTTTTTCAACGACTTAGGCTCGCTGTTTTTAGGCCTCCCACCCTTCGACCCGTTCTCTTTATTCGCGAATAGGCGCTTGTTTTGATCCTGCCACTGGTGCATAATCAACGTATCTCCGTCCCTACGCGCAAACCCGCTCTCGATGAGGGCGTGCTCTAATACCATCGGATCTCCGTCCCAATCCGCGATTGCGGCGACGATCTCCGGCGACTTGTCAAGCCTCTCGCTGCGCCGAAATTGGCATTGCGACCACAATTTGATCAGGCTAAAAACGCCTGCGTGGCCGGCGAGTCGGAGCAAGATTTTGGTCTTGTAGTGGTCTGGGAAGTCAGGTGAGAGGATCATATTTCGCTTCCTCCAAAACTTTATGAAATTCAACCTTCCAAAAATAAAGCGATTCGTCGGGGATGTCATTGGCTAATTCAAGGACTGCCCTCAACGCCTCTCTCGCCTCGTAACGCTCGAGCTCAAGTCGTTTTATCACTTTCATTGCAAGGTCGCGTTGGTCTTGCATACTATCCAAGTCAACAAGAACCTGAGCAAGTTTCTGCCGTAGCTCGACGGCGGCATTGATTTCCTCTGTGCCGTATTCCTCAATGTGTTTCAACGCCTCCCGCGCCTCGTCGCGCTCTTGCTCCAGGGCGCGTGCGAAGTTGGCGGGGACTGTGGCACACGAATAGAAACCGATATGGGGCGATGCTTTTGCATCCGTCTCTGGTGTTGGTCGGTCGCTCATTTTGCCTCCTCCAATGCTTTACGAATAATGCTGAGAGTTTCGTTTTGATCTGCCTCTACTCCCCGTGTGTGGGGCTCATATGCCTCAACAAATCTAATTGCCTTGCGTAAGGCCTCCCGTGCCTCGTCGCGTTCGCGTTCGAGTTTGCGAGCATGATGAATGACGACAGCATCGCAGCTATTTCCGGCTTTGTTTTTAACAAGCCGAGCCAGAACAGCATCCGTCTCTGGTGTAGGTCGTTTGGTCATTTTGTTTCCTCCTTAATTTGTGCGACAAACTCTAAAACGGCATTTTGCAGGCTTTTTCTTTCGACCCTGCCACATTGCGGGAGCCAAACCGACCAACACGGATACCTTCCATCCATGGTGGGGTGTCCGATATGTCTTGGCTTCATGGTAAATATCGCTTCGTCTATACATTTCCAAGCCTCCCGCGCCTCGTCTCGCTCGATTCTGATTTTCTCTGCCTCTGCAAACAATTCGTCAAACAGAACAATCTGTTTATGAAGTTCTTTATTCGCCTCGTCGCGCTCGCGTGTTGCTTCTGTTAGCATCTCCCATGCGGCGAGTTCGGATTGAGTGTCGTTTTCTTCCTCATCATCCGTTCTCCCCCGCCCCTCGGCTATGGACATCCAGCGGATCATTTCAGCCCGCGCCTCGTCGCGTTCGCGTTCAAGTTTTCGAGCAAATTCAGCAGATACTTCATCGTCCTCAAAACCTGACGGGGTTATTGCCTCCGCATCCGTCTCTCGTGTAGGTCGCTCGCTCATTTTGTTTCCTCCCATTTTTCAAGCGTTTTCAAAAATGCTACTGCACGATGGTAAGCTGTTGCCGTAGAGATGTGCCATAAACCTACGGATTTTTTATCTGTATGACCACACTCCCAAGCCAAGCGCACACCATACAATACCCACTTGTTTTCTGGCAGAGTCGTTACTGCCTCGTGCATAGCGTTCTGGTCGTTGCAGTAGTTGGGGACGACTTTAATTGCAGCAGAGGATGGCCATGAAATTCGTCGTTGTTTTGCAGCTTTAGGCGTAAAGAACCCAGTCTCCCACGCTTCCGAACGATCTTTTGGGCCTGCGGAATCGTGTATTACATCGAGGCCAGTTAATTCTGCAATTGCGATGTTGATTTGTTCGTTTGTCATTTTGTTTTCTCCTCCCATTTTCCGAGTGTTCGCAAGAAGGCTTCTGCTCGTTGGGCTGCGGTTGCGTGTAGTAATTCTTTACCAGCTCCCTCGAAGTATGAGCATCCATCGCAAACTTTACGCAATACCCTTTCGTATTCATCCCACTGGTGTTCCGTAAGCATCTTCTCCGCTTCGTGCATCACGTTCAGATCGTTGAGGTAGTCGGGAAGGCATTTGTTTCGGTGGCCACGTTCGACGGGACAAGCGTGACCTTTAGGGTTATACCATACCAGCATGTCACTGTAAGGACGCACCTCCCACCCGCACGATTTCGCCATTGCGATGTTGATTTGTTCGTCTTTCATGACAGTGCTTTCTGTCTGATCCTCTTTGCCGGCAGAACAACACCAGCCGCATCGCCCAATGCCTCGCACAGGTCGGCGTAAAAGGCCGTGTTTAAAAAAGCGATGGCACTGCGTTGGTTCATCTCCCTGTGCTCGTTTAGGCTCTTGCTCTCGTAGACGGTGTCATTTCGAGCGTCGAGGACCGCCTGCTGGATCATCGCGCAAAGCACCTCGCGGGTGAAGAGTATTTCGTTGTCGTATTTCATATCGGTTAAAATCCTGCGCGTATCCCGCCGCGCCCCGGTATCTGCGGTTTAGGTCAAAACGGGATCTCGTCGTTGTCTTCGACTGCCGTTGCTGCTGCTGCTGCTGCTGCCGTTACGACAGGTTGTTTCTTTGAAACCGGCGTAGACTTCCCGCCCAAGAACTGCTCGCGCTCGTCTCCGAAAATCCAACGCTCAATGGCGTTGAATTTGTGGTCGGGGTTCGTCTGCCCCGGCTCCTCGCCGATTAGGGCCACACCGACCGCTCCGATCAGATCTATCGCATCGACATCGACATCTTCGCCGGGCACCGTCGCCCGTCCGATGGACGCCAAGAATTGATCGATCTTCCACGCGGCTTTCGCAGTAAATACTAAATGATCCCAGACTTCTGGTCCTGCGGATCCGTCCGGCATCTGGATTTTGCAAACGAGCTTGATCATCGCATTTCCGTTCTGGCTTGTCTTGTCGGCTGCACTCGCAACCTCCATTTTGTAAACGCCAGGCTCCACAAAGTAGAGTCCGGCCTGTTTTAGTTCGCTTGATTTGTATGTTGGCATTTTAGTTTTTCCTTTTGGTTTGGCGCATTGCTTTTGTTCCTGGAGCGCTTTTAACCAGGTTGTGGGGATTCTCGATTTGCAACTCCTGTGCAAATTCGAGAAATTTCTCTGCCGACATTTTCCCGCCCCCAGCGAGAAATGCGGTTTCCGGATCGAGTTGACCAGCGACCATCAAAGCCGTCTCCGGCTCGATGTATTGGCGATCTTTAGGGTTGGTCAGTGCCCATCCGTCCATCTTCTCGCCTGACTCCAGACGAGCACGGAGCGCGTCTGTGAGCGGCTCGCCAAATTCCTTGACGAAGAATTTGTAGCGACTTACGAAGTCCTCGTGCTGACGAGGGTCGGCAAGTATGCGGTCGCGGATGATGGTTAGTGAGTCTCCATTGACTGAGCTGACATCGGCAAGCGCCGCTTTGCTCTGGATGACCAGCGCCTTGCACGTGTCCTTGTTCGCGCACCAGTCGCAGTATTCGCAGGGCGTTGGCTTCGCGTGCACCCACGTAGCGCGGTCGATTGCTCGTCGGGTGATCTTCTCCGCCTCCTCGATCGTAAACTCGTAGGTGCGGACGAGCCGCTGGTCTACGTAGATGATATGTGCCACCCAGTAGTCGGCAAAGTATCGCTCCATGCAGGCCCAGCTGTAAGCTGCAGCCTGAGCGAGATAGTCCCGCACCTGCCCCGTCTTGATGTCTGCCAGCCACCCACCGTCAACGCATAGCGCATCCGCCGTTCCGACCTTGCTTAGAGCAGGCACGGACATAGCGAGATGCGTCTCGCGGCATTCGATGTCGTGGTCGCCGGCCAATTCGAGAAGTTTGTGGACCCCCCACATCACAGTTTCTTTTTCTTCTTCGGGCATCGGCTCGTGATCCATCACGATATGGATACGGTCGCGTATCCACCGATCGACTCGGGTTCCGCGCTCCGCAGCCGGACTCGTCGTCCACTGCGAGACGTAGACCGGACAGCCTTCCAGCTTCGGCAGCATGCTTGGTGACAGCTCTTTCATTTCGCCTCCGAGTGAAATGCCGCTACCGTCGCCAAGAACTTTGGCACATCCTGGCGAATGCGTTCGAGCACTCGATCAGATGCCTCTGTCCAGTCCTGATCTGCTCTGATCTGATCCTTGGCTCGCAGGAACGCTGTCGCCGCCTCGCCGTGCTTGGCTACCTCGGCCGTCCAATCCTCGATCTTGACGACTGTAACTGGTGCCGTTACTGGTGCCCCCTTTGCAATCGGGAACAGGTGCGATACGCTGGCCCATTCCAATGGAAGCTCCTCCGCCAGTCCGCTGCGGGTCTTGGCGTCGTAGGCCGCGCTGTGCGTGGTTAGCAAGATCCGCTCCTTGCCGCCGATGCCCTTGCCCTTGCCGGTCTCGCTTGTGGAGACCTTCGTCTTGAAGCGTAGAAACCACAGCTCGTCCGCGAACTCTTTGAGCAGTGGGGAGCTTTGCTTGGACAGCTTCAACTCGTATCGGTCGTATGCTGCAAGGGCATCCGGTGCCTCGAAGCGCACGATCTTGCTGTGAGCAATCAGCACGACATTCTTGCCGGCATCAATCAGCGTATCGATACTGGCAAGCATACGAGACATCCTTTCCGCCACCATGACCCAGCCTTTGCCGAAGCCGAAGTCCTCGATGCTGGTCTTCTTGCTGGTCGCCAGCAAGTCCTCGACGCACAGCCGTTCCGCCCAGTCTGCCGAGTCGATGACGATGGTTTGATAGTCGGTGGCCTTGGCCTCGACTAATGACTCCGTGAGTTGTTTCCAACTGCTGATATCGCAACGATCGACGTTGAGATGGCTGGTGCCCTGTTCGATGTCGAGGAACAGGGGGTTTGGGAATTGCGCTGCGAAGGTCGATTTGCCGACCGACTCCACGCCGTAGAGGACTACGCGCTGGGCGCGTTGTTGTTTGCCTTTCGTAATTTTCATTTGTTATTGATTTTTTTGATTTCGTTGAATAATGTGCTGAACTCAAATAGTTCAGCGAGTTTTGAATACCTAACTTGAAATGCCTTCAGTTCACTTTTTGCATTTTCGATAACCTGCCTTGTGGCCTCTGCATCGTCCATGATGTCGCTCACGAGGATAAAACTTCCCCGTTTTGCGCTGTCGATGGTTCCATCTGGCTCGAGGTGTTTGATCGGCCAGAAAGCACGAACCGTCAGGGTTTTGTTTTCGGATGTAATGACCTCGACCTTGATCCTGCGAATAAGATCGTAGGCTTGTGCTTCCCGCCACTTTATCGCGGCCTCCGTGTCATCCCATTCAAAATACTTGTGCAAGCTGCTGAGTGGGTTTGCTGCTTCCGTCAAGAGCGTTCGCGGATTTAGTCCTGCGGGACGATTCGCGATTGCCTCCAACTGTTTTTTGATCTCATCGTTTTTCGATTCGATCTCGTTGTCTTCCTTTATCAGTTTCATTTTCTATTTTCTGTTTTTGGTTTGTTGTTTTGCGATCAATTTATACCCCGCTCTATCGCTGCGGTTTGTGCTATGCCTGCCGTGCCGAGCCGCACCTCGCCGGGCCCTGCCACGCCTTGCCTGCCGTGCCTTGCCGCGCCGCGCCCCGCCCCGCCCGGCCGTGCCTCGCCTGCCTTGCCTCGCCGTGCCTCGCCAAGCCGTGCCCAGCCTCGCCTGCGTTGCCTTGCCGCGCCCCGCCGCGCCATGCCTAGCCTGCGTAGGGTTGCAGTCGGATTCCACGGAATCCGCTGCGGGTTGTATTGTCGCCGTGGCGAAATTCATACTATTCGTTGGCGAGAGTGAACGTTCCCCAGCCCATACCTGCCGACATTTTGGAATCCGGCCTGCCCTCACCGATGCCCACTTGCTGCCCTACTCGCTGGAGAAGGTTGGCAACATCCGTCGAAGTGAACTGATCAGAATCATAGCTGATATTAACATCAGCCGACCAAGGCCAGAATTTCGCCCTTACCCGGATGTCGCAGACTCCAGTTGCATTTCGAGCGTGCATAATGTGCGGCTCCGACGTGCCGATGATTTTAATCAGCGGGACGGCGTCAACCTTGTCGAATCCGTCGCCCTCGACAAAGATCGAGAGCTTGGCGAGCGTCATCTTAAACCCTACCAATCTGCATGCTGAAATGAGTCCGTTTCGGAATGCTCCGGCTGGGATGCCTTCCCAACCTTCGCTACTAACGTGCTTTGCTGCCACAAAGTCTGCGTCAAAGTCGCGGGCTTCCTTGGCTTTCTTTTTGTTTGCTTGGCTACCGAGCTTGTGCTTTTCGATCATTGTGTTGATCGCCTTCTCCGAAAATCGGAGTTGTATGTATGGAGCCGTGCCGACAATGTTGAATCGTGCCTTGACGATGTTAGGTGCTTTGATTGTTACGTTTTCAGTTTCTGTTTTCATATTTCTATTTGTATTTTGTATTTGTTGTTTCGGCAGCGTATACGGCCACTGCCAGTGCCGCCCAGGTGTGGGATTTGATGCCGAAGGTTTTCCCCGGCTGTTTCTTCGTTCCTTGCGGTCCGAAAATGTCGATAAGTCGTTGGCGGATGTTTGCGTCTTTGGCTCGCATGGAGCCGCAGAGATACATCTTGATGTCCTTGCGGTAGCAGAGTCGAACCTCGGTGCGTGCCACTTCGATAAACCGTCCGATCCACACGCAGGTCTCGAAGGTCGAAGCCCCGACCGCCATACCGTAGCTGGCGATCATCTCGCAGGCCACGCTGTTGTATTCGCGGCCGATCAGGATTTGCCTGATCTCCGCATTCGGAAGGTGTCCGTGGTCGACGATCAGGCCGTTGTCGAACTGCACGAACGCGGTGTGGGTTGTGCCTGGATCGAGGGCGATCATTTGTTGTCCCTGTTATACCACCACCGGCGGATCCGCTCCGCCTCGGTCTGCGCTTTGCTGCGGCCGATCAGGTAGCCGCCGGCAAACATCGCTGCGCTGGCGATGCTGTAGGTGATTAGAAATTCAAGAGTGCTCATATTTTGGTAGGATTGGTGTGGATGGACGGGATGCCGTGTTTGCTTAAGAATTTAGCATTGGCCTCAGTCAGGGAGGCGGCGCGAACGAGATCGCGAATTGGGCCGAAGAGAGGGTCGTAACCCTCGCAGAGGTAGAGTTTCATGGCTCGGAATGATGCAGTTACTTAAGTTCGTATGTGTAAAAATCTTCGGTCCCTTCAAATCCTTGGATATTCAAGGCCCAAATTTTGCCGTCTCCATCCCTGATTGTAGATGGCACTTCGTGAGATTCGATAAATGCGAGAAGCAATTCAGACTCTGTTGAAAAACTTCCGCCACAAGCTATATGAGAAGCAGCTTCGGATTGATTGATATTTT